TCAAAGGTTTTACAACTGAAACAAACTTCTCAGGTAAAACACAAGGAGGTATTGTTTACAAAACACAATATCAAGACGCCGGAGATGTTGTAAGATACAATTCAGATGGTTCTTCAATAATTGAAGCGGGTGACAAGATTAGAAAGGTAACTTTAGGTATGTCATCTCAAGTAGGTTATGATAGAGATTTATTGAAATTCAAAGGAACTGGTGCTGAAGAGTACACATATGGTTTCCACTTATCAAAAAATGCTGCAACTATCACAGGTGCAACACCAAGTGGATATATGTTTAAAACAACACCATACGACTTGGAAGGTCAAGCAGACGCAACAAATGGTATTACTAATAAATTATTAACGGTAGCAAATCGTAAATTCACGATGGCGGTTTGTGGTGGTTTTGACGGATGGGACATTTACAGAGGTGTTAGAACTTTTGGTGATGGTTTTATATTTGGAAAAACAACTTATGTAAGTGGTAACACTAGAAACAGTGGTGTTTTTGATGAGTATAACGGAAACTCAGATTACTATTCATACTTAGCAGGTATCAACACCTTTGCTAACCCTGAAGCGGTAGACATCAACGTATTTGCTACTCCAGGTATTAACTTCTACGACCAAAGTTCATTAGTCAATCAAGCAATTGACATGGTTGAAAACGATAGAGCGGATTCATTGTATATTATGAACTCACCTAACGTTACAGGAACAACTGCAGCAGAAGATGTGGTAGGTTTCTTAGATGATGCCGCTATCGACTCTAACTATTCAGCAACATATTGGCCTTGGATTCAAGTAAGAGACGTAGATAACGCAACTCAACTTTACATCCCACCAACAGGTGAAGTATTGAAGAATATCGCATTAACCGATAACGTATCATATCCTTGGTTCGCAGTCGCTGGTTATTCAAGAGGTTTAGTAAACGCTATCAAAGCGTCTAAAAAATTAACTTTAGACGAAAGAGATGAACTTTATAAAGCTAGAATTAACCCAATTGCAACATTCTCTGATACAGGTACTATTATTTGGGGTAACAAAACTCTTCAAGTTAGAGAATCTGCACTTGATAGAATCAACGTAAGAAGATTGTTATTAAGAGCAAGAAAATTGATTTCAGCAGTTGCGGTTAGATTGTTATTTGAACAAAACGACGAACAAGTAAGAAATGAATTCTTGAGATTGGTTAATCCAATTCTTGAATCAATTAAGAAAGAAAGAGGTTTATATGAGTTCCGTGTAACCGTATCAAATGATCCAGAAGATATTGATGCAAACACGTTAAGAGGTAAGATTTATATCAAACCTACTCGTTCTCTTGAATTTATTGATGTTGAGTTCATTATTACACCAACAGGAGCATCATTCGATAACGTTTAATCTCTGAAGGGATATATAAAAATGAGAAGGGAGGACTTTTGGTCCTCCTTTTTTATTTAAACACCTTTACAGGTAGAGTAGTAATGTTCCACGAGGAACCAATTTTTATAACAATTATACTTTTATATTTCACCCAGAATACTGGAACTAGATATACTAGTATTTATTATTATATTTTATATTATTTAAGAAAAGCTTTATTATTTATTCTGGAACTAGATACTGGAGCCTGTAAAAAACTAATGAAAAAAATTGATAAAATCAAGTCCTTCTGAAGAATAATTCAAAAAAAAATTATTTCCAAATAGGATATATTTATAAGAAAGTAAAAATAACAAAAAAAACTTAACAAATACAACATGGCAGATTTATTAATGAAAATGCCGGCTCCATATGAGCCGAAAAGAGTAAACCGATTTATCGTTAGATTCGACTCATCTTTGGGTATCAACGAATGGTTCGTAACCTCTGCAGCTAGACCTAGTGCAAAAATTAACTCAGTTGCAATTCCTTTCTTGAATACCTCAACTTATGTTGCTGGTAGATTTGAGTGGAATGAGATTCGTGTAACATTTAAAGACCCAATTGGACCTTCTGCGTCTCAAGCTTTGATGGAATGGTTCCGTTTACATGCGGAGTCTGTAACAGGTAGAATGGGATATGCTGCAGGATATAAGAAAAACGTAGATTTAGAAATGTTAGACCCAACAGGTGTTGTGGTTGAAAAATGGAAATTAGAGGGTTGTTTCATCACTGATTTAAACTTTAACGAACTTGATTACTCAAGAGATGATTTAGCTTCAATCACGTGTTCTTTAAGAATGGATAGATGTATCCAAATTTACTAATAATAAGTTAATCTGTCATATTGAAAGGTGTTATTTTTATAACACCTTTTTTATTTTATTAAACTTTACTTTACAATAGTTATTAGTTAAATTTAGAGTATGGAACAATTACGAATAGACCCCTCAATCGCATACGACGTTGTTGAATTACCAAGTAAAGGTATTCACTACGCAAATAAAAAGAAATCACTACGAGTTGCGTATCTTACAGCATCTGACGAAAACATCTTAGCGGCACCAAGTTTAGTTTCAACAAACAGTGTTGTTACTGAATTATTAAAAAGAAAGATTCTTGATAGAGATATTTCTATTGATGAAATTGTTGAAGAAGATAAACAAGCAATCTTAATATTCTTAAGAAATACTGCGTTTGGTTCTGAATATACAATTAATACAGTTGACCCTAAAACAAATGAACAATTTACGTTTGAAATTGACCTTTCTTTACTTAAAGTTAAAGATTTCAATTTAAAAGAAGATTCAAATGGTGAATATACCTACTTTATGGAAAGGTCTAAAAAAGAAGTAACTTTTAAATTCCTTACCCAAAAACAAGAAAACGAAATTAAGGACATTGAGAAAAGTTGGAGTGGACTTGGTATTGCACCCATTGTAACAAAACAACTTGAGATGATGATTCAATCTGTAGGAGGTGTTAGAGATAACATGTCAATAAGGGATTTTGTTGAAAATTTACCTATCAAAGATTCTCAAGACTTTAAGAAATTCGTAAGAGAAAATAAACCCGGTCTTGATTTGACCCAAACAGTAACCACCCCGTCAGGAGACACAATCCAAGTTGAAATTGGATTCGGGGTTGAGTTTTTTCGTCCTTTCTACGGATTATAAAAAAGGACAATTAGACGAATTTTTATTCTTAATTAAAAGAGGTTTCACATATGGTGACATTCTCACCATGCCGGTATGGGAAAGACGTTATTATGTCAACTATTTGGTAGAATTAGAAAACAAAAAATAATCTATTTATAGTTATGGCGAATCCTATAGATCAATTAGATGATATTTTAAGAAACTCAACAAGTAGAGAAGACTTTGCAACTAAAGTTGAGGCTGCCGGATTGGGTACAAAATCTTCAGCGAGAACTTTTTATGATCGAAAAATGAGAATGAGTCCTCCTACATCGAATAACACCTCAAATAATAATTCAAACGGAAATACAAATTTCACAGGAAATATTGCGGGTGGTATAAAAGGATTATTAGACACATTTGAAACTAATTCGGATTATGGACGCATAACGGATAAAGAAGAATACAATATATCTAGTGTTTTAGAAAACATACAAAAAAACGGTTTATCAGCCAACGCTATATTAGGTCAGGGTAAGGACGTTATTCAACAAATAACTAATCAATTAGCAATTGAGGCTCAACTAAGAACGGACATTAATGAAAGTACAGGATTAGCTGGAAAATTATCAAAAGATGTTAGAACTGAAATTACCGAATCCACAAGTCAAGCAGTTAGATTCGGATATGGTATCGAAGATATTACAGGTGCGTTTGAGAATTTAATTGAGGAAAGTGGTAGATTTAACATAGTTAACCAACAAACATTAGAAGGTGCTTTAGGAGTATCAAGAGCATTTATAGGTGATTATAAAGAAATTGGAAAAATATTCAATGAGTTTGAAAAGGTTGGTTTTGGGGCAAGAAGTGCAATACAAGCAATAGATAAAGCCGGTAGAGAATCTCAGGGTTTAGGTTTAAGAGGAAAAACTACTGTTAAAGATATAAGAGAAAACATTGATAAATTAAATCAATATGGCTTTCAAAAGGGTATTGATGGGTTAGCTCAAATGTCAAGAAAGGCGGCAGAATTCAGAATGAATATGGGTGAAGCTTTTAAAGTAGCAGAAAGTGTAATGGACCCTGACAAAGCAATTGAATTATCAGCAAATTTGCAAGTATTGGGTGGTGCTATTGGTGATTTTAATGATCCATTAAAATTAATGTACATGGCCACCAACAATGTTGAAGGTTTACAAGATGCGTTAATTGAGGCTGCGGGAAGTTTGGCGGATTATAACAGTGAACAAGGAAGATTTGAAATCACGGGAGTCAATTTAAGAAGAGCAAAAGAAATGGCTGCTCAGTTAGGTGTCGACTACAAAGAACTTACAAGAAGTGCAATTGCTTCACAAGAAAGATTAGCGGCTAGTAGTGATTTGATGGCTCGAGGTTTTAACATGGATGAGAAGGATAAAGAATTTCTTATTAACATGTCAAGAATGGATGGCGGTAGAATGGTAATTGATGTTCCAAAAAGTTTACAAGATAGTTTAGGTATAAAAGATACTCAAGTAGCGTTAACTGATTTATCAGAAAATCAAGCAAAACGATTAAAAGAGTATCAACAAGAATTAGGAAACATGACTTCCGAAGAAGTTGCTAGAGACCAATTTGAGTCAATCATAAACATTCAGAGAGATGTGAACTCAATAGTAACATTAGCTAGAATGAGATTGACAAGTGGAATTAGAGGTGAAGGAGGTTTAAATTTAGATAATATCACAAAAGGATTACAAAACCAATTAACTGAATATACAAATAAAGTACAAAAGGGTGAATCGGGAACAATTATTGAAGATTTAAAAGCCAACATTCAATCCACAATTGATGAACTTAAATCAACAGGTGCAGGTTCAGTTATTACTTCTCAAATAAATAGTTTACAGGCGAAACTAAATGAAGTTACAGGTGCAAGTAATACTGGAACTAACAGTTCAGCACCAAATACGTCATTACCTACCACAAAAAATGTTAACTTAAATGTTACGGTTCCAAACATTGGGGATGCAATAAGTAGGGAAATTGTTAGAAATCAAGATGTATGGTCGGATGTATTCTCAAGAACGGAAAAGGATTATACGACACTTTAAATAGATGACAAAGTTTTTACCTAATAATCTATTTATAATAAAAGAATAACTAATGCCAAGTTACTTAAATTTCGACTCAACAAAATCTGAAAGGGACAAACTTTTAGCTAAGAATCTCAAGAATCCTAGCGACGGACCTCAATTGTTTACCCCTGCTAGTTATTCTGTATCAAAACAAAATGATTATTCGGTAACAAACTTACCTCCCGTTGATAGTAATAGACCAAACGATTTAAGTAAACCATCAAATCTAAACATATATAAACCCGAAAATTTTTCAATTTTCGAAACGTTAGATACTTCAGTCAGAAGAGCGAATTTAGAATTATATCCTTATTTTACTACGAATGTTAATCATACATTTATAAGTTTATTTACTAATACTTCTAACAATAACGAATCTGAATTATTAAAATTCTCATCAAACTACATGAGGTCTAGTGATGGACCAATGTTATCAAGAATTAGACAAAATCTAATTAGAATAACTGATGGTAGAATGAGAATTAGTGAAGCTTTAAGTGGTGACATTAGTACAATTTCAGATATTGTAACAGGTAGACAACCATTTATATTACCTAACTATAAAATTACTGTTGCAAGAACATTACCAGGAAAAACTATCGATTTCTTACAAACGATAGCGGGTGTAACATTTCCATTTTCTGAAATACCAGGAGATTATTTATCGAACCCTGAAAACCCTGTTCAAAATTTTAGACCTGAAGCAAAAACAGGAGTCGGTAAATTATGGCAAGATGTAACAGGTGCATTAGGTTCGTTATTAGGAATACAGAGAAGACCAAAAATATCAAGGAAACCTTCCGACCTATTGATTGAATATATGGGTGAGGGTCAAAAACAAACCC